GGGTGATACGGCGTGACATACGTGTTTTTATATTAGGTTTCACATGTTTATCGGTTTTATATGTTATGGAGAATTCGAATATGATCAAAGGGTCTTCGATACATGGAGATCATAACGACCAAACTCCAATGTGCCAGTTACCATCCCAAGATAATCCAATGGGGAATGTTCTGATAAGTGATTATGATGGACGCCCAGATCGTCCATCTGCGTGTGAATATCATTCTGTAAGAGATGAAGTCAATCACATGCTTGCAGGTCGAATTCCATATGGTCCACAGAAATCCAGATCACCGACTCCTGAATATCAGCGAAACGCATACTCCAGGCAATTTGTATCGGGACCAGTGACGTCAATACCTGGTGATCAGACAGCGTTTGCCGAGTGGCTTTATGGTGGAAAGGGTGACGACTTTTGTAAGACGGATCCATCTCTATGTGACCCGAACGCGAGGGGGGTTCAACTCGAAGCCTTTAGTGGTTTACAGTCTAACAATGATAAACGAAGTGGTATGACAGGTGGTGGAAATAATTGAGATAGTTATATTATATTAGTATATAATAACAAATGGCTTATCAGCTTCAACCCGGATTAAACTTAGTAGAAAATCCCGCGCGCCCAGAAACATGTGCAACAGAGGAGGTATTTTCTTACCCCCAGCCCAGCACTCTAAATTACATCTCTGGTCGTCCTAATACGATGTTATATGGGACATCACCTTTAAAAGCCGGCAAAGGAGCTCCCGCAGAATATATACAGACAAGTGATGAGTTACGCCCCCAATCAACTTCACGATTTAACAAGATAGTGGCTCGGACATATGAAAAAGAGTTGTTTCCTCATCAAAATGTTGCTTGTAAACTTCCATTAAAGACGATGCGTTATGAACCTGGTAGTACGAGAGCTGAAACACAGAACAAATTATTTGATATGAGATATTCTCGTCAATAAAAATATCCACAACATGTAAGAATGGCAGACCCTGCTTCAATATTAGCGATTGCTGGATTAGCCTTCATGGGTAAAAAATTGAGTGATCCTAAGTCTGAAAAATACACGAATACCCTGAAAAATACAGACGCCTCTCCACAATTTTCACAGACATTTCCTAGTGAAGTACCGGATATATATATACCAACCAAATGAAATCCATGGAATGTTAGGGCAGCCAGACTCGAAAATGGAGCATAATAATTTTGGTGATATAACACCACAAGTGAGGACGAGTGGTAACGAGATACTAGATATGCGAGGTAGAATGTTTGATAATGGGCGTATGAATAACCTTTCTCCAATAGAAAAACAGCTTGTCGGTCCGGGTATAGGTGTGGGTCCCGATGTTCCAGCAACGGGCGGGTATCAGCAGCTCGTCCGGGTTAATCCTGAAAATGTAGGGGCTTACAGACTTACAACTCTACCCGGTAGAACTGGGCCGGGTTTTGACACATTCGGTGGGCGTCGCGGTAAGATGGGTGAGATTGCGAATAACAGACCCGAAAAAACTGCATTTTTACCTAGTCGTCGCCCCGTTGTCGGTGGGAGGTCACAGGGTTTTGATGGTCATGTTGTTAGAGGAACACATGTAAATGGTAAACGTTTAACAAACCGTTCACACACTGGGATGCGGAATGATGGTCTAAACTTCGCAGGTGCTAAACGCATGGTATCCAATGTTACTATGACCTCAGACCCTACCAGAAATAAGAAAGATGGTAATATGGAACAATATATTTACAATAACCAGGTTACACCAAACATAACTAACTATTCCCACGGGTATATTGCTTCACCCGGTGTGGCAATCGGGAGCTCCCAACCACACTCGAATGATAAGTTGTTTCGACACGGCTTCCGCCCAGATGATAAACGCGGTAAAGCAAATAGAATTGGTAATGCTGGGAGAATGAACGTACGAGCAGGACCGCTTAATCAAGGTGGATTAGTTACAACCGCACGAAATGACTCAACACATATGAATCGCCACACAGGACCGGTAAACGCTGGATGGACGCAACAATATACAAATCAAATGTATCATAAATTCAATGCTTATAAGGGTAATATAAATCCCAATTCAACTAATGAAAGCCTTGCTATAGCCAAGCAGCAAAATAACAATAACCCCATAGCTCAAAAACTCTTATAATTTAATTTTCCGAGTAATAACACCCA